TATCCTCAACGCCAAACTCATCTTGCTTTGCCTTTATGTCGCCCCAAGTTTCTAGTCTGCCCGCCCACACGAGCCTTGGTTTGCCATCTAAATCCCAAGCCCTCACTACACACCAAGCGTGGAAGCCCCCCGCCTCTTGGATGTCGCAACTCATAATCAGCTTATCGCCCATCCGAACCTCGCCCATCTTATAAGCACCCGGAACGATCTGCATCTTTTCTGATTCGTGTTCCATCCACGGCTCGGCAAGAACTCGGTTCACGAAGTCTTGTAGGCCGATAATCCCGCTGTGCTTATCTTGTAGGAACTTAACTGCCAAGCTCCCGAAGGATACCCAAGGTGCATATAAGCCATTGAGGTGATAGGAGCGTCTAGCTGGTTCGCCCTTGGGATTGGTTGCCCTCCACTCCCCCTCTCTGAGCATCTTGGTTTTTTGGCCGTCTTGAATCTTGCCCTTGCACCCCTCGCATTCGTAGTAGGTGGAGCTTTTAACTAGGGCGTAATCATAAACGCCATCTTCTATCTTGGCCGATTCATCCCACTTCACTTGTCCCCAAATTAGTTTTTGTTTTAATCCACAATGGGGGCAAGGCACAAAATAAAAACGCATATCGCCCTTCTGCCATTCAGCCCAGATTATCGAGTCGGCAGTTGTCGGAGTGCTGGTTGCTATGATTAAATGATTGGGGTAGGTGCTAACTCGTGCCTCTGCTAATTGAACTGGGTTCGCTTCTCGCCCCGAGCCTGCTTGCTCTGGAAACTTGTCCACCTCATCCATACAGAGTAAAGCAATCGAGCGACTAGAAAGAGCCGAGGCACTTGTTCCCGCCCACCAGACCGAGCATCGCTTGAAATGTTGCTCTAGGATTTTGATTCGGTCTGTATTTTCTGGCCGTTCTTTGGCTAGGGCTGGGCAATCGTCCACCATCGGAAGCCAGCGGGTTTCTGTAAATGATCGGGCTAGATGTTCAGAAGGCATTACCCACAAGACTGGGCAAGGCCGTTCTGCTACTCGGTACGCTAGGCCGGCGAGAATCGTTGTCGTCTTTGAGGTCTGCGCTCCCCATACCAACACAACTCTCCGAATCGAATCATCACCAAAAGCCTCTAGGGGTTCACGGACATAAGGCGTGAGGGTTGTCGAATACGCTCCGGGTATGTTCGTTACCCTTGCCGAGAGCGTGAGGTTTTTCTCTGCCCACTCTGGTATTGATAGTTGTTCTCTTGGCTCAAAGAAACTTCGGCTGAACGCCCCGATGTTCATCTCTTAACCAGATAATCTTTTGCATACGCCCACGCTGGGTTCATGTGGATTTTGTGGTGGCAATCAAAACAAACCGCTAAGAAAAACTCTACCTCGTTGAGCCTATCCCCAAACCTTCCTCGCCTATGGTGAACTTGGCTCGCCATCTTGCTCTGGCAAACTTGGCAGACTGGCGTGTTGCCTAGAAACTTCTCTCGCACATCAGAATAAACCTCGTTTTGTTTTCGTCTTTTAGCAGACACTCGGCGTAGTTTCCCGCCTCGCTTGAGTGGTGTTTTGCGCTTGAGGGGAGAGCGTTTCATCGGTCAAAGAATGGAAGCACTATGCCAAGGATTGCGATTGCTACCAGCAAAACAATGAAGCATTCGTTCATAGTGTTTTAATTGGTGTGTTGCTTCCGATGCACTCAATGATTGTTTTTTGGAATTTCCTTAGTTCTGATATTGCCTCCTTGAGACTAGATAACCTCCTTGCCCTAGCGAGAAGCCAAGGGGAGGGATTGTCATTCGATGTGAAAAATAAAACTGGTTTGCCCTTCATATGTGCGTAAAAGACCTCCATAGCCGTTCCCCATCCGGGCTTCTCCGCATTCACAAGCACTACATTTGAATGATCTACTTCGGCCATATCTTCCTTTACTATTTTTGTGCTATTTGCCACATCAAATCTTGTTCCCCGAAAGTCTCTGTCTAGCGGATTAAGTATTTCATATAAGTCTTGAAGTTCGATAGTCGCTATACTTCTCCACTCTTGTTCTTGATCGGTTGTTCCGTAGATCGCCCCAGATAAATAGATTCTTGGTTTCATATATTTTCTACTCGTATCCTATTGTTTGACCCCTCACGCAAAACAATCGCCCTCAATTTTAGCTTTTCGCATTCAAATGTTTTAAGTCTCTTAAAGAACCAGTTCCCAACATTTTCTAGAGTAGTAGGGAAATCGAATACCTCGTTTAGATTGCTGTGGTCGCAACACCGAACAAGGGTTTGGGTATAGTCCTTGAGTTCTCCAAATGGATAAATCATAGGCTCTTGGTCGGTTGGGAAACCCTCCCACTCGACATCGAGCGAGTAGGTGTGGCCGTGATTTTGGAAACATTTCATAAGACCAACCAATGAATTGTGATGCAAATATGAAAAATCTTCCTTTCTCAAATTGTGTGAAGCATCAAATTTAAACGACTGAATGACGGTGTATTTTACTCCACCTAGTTTTGTTTTGTTTAAGTCTTTAGCAAACATCTTTGATTTCTCCCTTCTCCATATTTTTCTTCTAGGTAATTGATTAGGGGTTGCAATCTTTTCATTCCACCCCTTACCCATCCAGTTCCATCGCAACTCTCAACTCCGTTCTCGTCACAAATCCATAAGCCTTCATATGAATTCACTCTGCCACAATGAACTCTCCTCCCCATTCTGCAAAATTCTGGCAACATCTTCCACTTCCATTCAAACGAGCCTCCCACAAATATAACCTCGGCATCGCTGGGAACATCGTCTTGAGTCATTCCGTCTTGTACGACAAAGGCTGGCCTAAATCCTAATGCTTTAATTTTAGGTGAATATATGCTCCATTTTGCAATCGTTTCGTCCTTGTCCAAAACCTTGTCCGGGCAAGCAACCCACAATGGTTTTCTTGATAACTCAACTTTGCCCAGCATTTCATAAAAGGCCGCCTCGTCCCATTCTGTTTTGTTTGTGAATGCGTAATAAGCCCCATTGTCTAGGGCATATGGAATCACCTCTGGTATATATCGCCATCCGTTGGGAGATATTAAAAGACCTATTGAACCTATAAACTTTCCAGCTAAATATCCTATCATAAACCCAGTATTGTTTGTGGGCATAATGATCACTTAAATGCTCCTTCTGCTTTCTGAATGGTCACAAAGATTTGATTGATTCCGTCTTGGATGGCTTGCTTTGCACATTCTGGGTCTGATGGGTTTGCTCTGGCCGCTAGGCTCGAAGGAAGGGCATCTAGAAGCGATCTGATTGCTCCATGCCACTTCGTTATCCATTCCTGCACTTCCCCCATCCGAACTGTGACTCGGCTCACCTCTTCCCATCGAGCGTGTTCCATTTCTGCTTCTGCGACTCGCTTTTTTGCTTCGCCCCATCCTTGCACCGCCGCCCTCATTGCGACTGGGTTTTTGTTTGTTGCCGCCGTAGCTACCAATGAGTAAGCAACTACCTCGGCGTTCTTGGCTCGATTCAATCGTCCAAGCGAGGTTTTCGATACAGATAACTCGGCATCCGAGTCCTTCGATGGCTCGGAGGAGTTCGGGGATGGTATCAAACTGATCTCGGTCTTGCTCACCCGCTTTTGATTGCTCAACTTCCAACGCTCTGCATCGTTCACGCTTGTTAGGGGCATTCCAGCCTTTACGAACTTGGAGATTGCCGCCCTTGAGACATTCCACTTTTGAGCGAGGTCGGTTTGCCTTATCATTCTTCACAAGGGCTTCCCACACGCCAAACACTTCTCGCCCCCTCCACTCTCTGTTTCCTCTGGCATACTTGCCTCCATCATCTTGCTAATCTCCTCTAAGCTGAATCCGGTAATATCCACATCGATCTCCCCCACATCGATCTCTTCCAAGATGTCCTTGAGCTTGGGCATATCGAACTCTCCGCTCAACTTGTTGAGGGCTATGTTGGCCGCCTTCTCTTGTGCATCATCCAACCACACCGCCCACACCTCTACCTCATCTTTCCCAAGTGCCGAATAGCACTTGAGCCTTTGATGGCCTCCAACGATGTTGCCAGTCTTGGCGTTCCAAGTGATCGGCTGAAGATTCCCAAGCTCGCTCAAGGATTTTGTAAGCCTACCCAATGAGTCGGAAGAGATTGTCCGAGGATTGTATTTTGCTGGTGAAAGCTCGGAGATTTTCTTGGAAATTAGGCAGGGATATTTCATTTGTCTAAAAAGTTACGCAGATTTTTACTTGTAAGTTGTTAACTAAAAGATTCTTAGGTTAACTCCCACAAAAAGTTTGCGGTCGGAACC